CCTACTTAAAAGATTTTTCTCTTATTCGTACACCTAAGAGTCACTTAGTTCACAAAATTACAATTTTATCTCACGATAAAACGAGGCGTATGATTCACCTAAAAAAGGGAAAACCCCACACGATAGGGTCTAGCTGTGTAATACCAAGGAGGTAGTGATTTAATGCTGCACAAGCTGAACCCCGACCCGCACCAACAGTGGAACCGCATTCCCAGATTTTATTAATATAATGTGCAAGAGTAATAGGATAGCTAAACATATTAGTATGCAACCGTTCACCAACAATATATTTAACTTCCGCTTCTTCTTCCAGTTCGTCAAGATAATCTGTATTAAGCTTATTTAGCTCTTGAAGTTTATCAATACAAGTATTAATCCAATAACGATTAACTTCATCATTAGATTGATACATTTCTTGTAATTTCTTGTAACCTTTTAAGAAAGTGGGGGGTACTTTCTTATCAATAAAAGGTACTTCAACTGTTGGAACTTGCTGAGAGTGTGCTAAAGAATAAAATTCAACTTTATCATAAATTTCCATTGAATTTTTAAACATTTCCTGCACAAACAATTCATCATATCCAGACAAAGCAAATTTCTCAATCATTTCTTCATTTGAATGAAGATAAGTATCTTGATAGAAAGAATCAACTTCTCGCTCTTTATTTTCACTATTAAGATATGCTTTATGAACTAATCTATCTTCCTTTTTCAGATAATGCGTATCAGAAGTAGGAATCATTTTTACATTAAAGCAATGCGCGATAGAAACCATGCGGCGATTGACAATCAATTGCTCTTTTGATACACCAGGCTGAGCTTCAATATAAAAATCTTCACCAAACAAATCTTTCAGCCAAAGAATATAATTAACGATGCGATTATGCCAATATTCTTTATCCTGTTCGTTCTGAGCTTTTTCAGCTTCAGTCAAAGCAAGAATACATTGACCCAACTCACTACCAATACACGCGGTCGATGCAATGATATGACCTGGATTGCTGCGAATTACTTCTTCAAGCTCAGACTTTAAAGTATCAACTCTATATAGACCTTTTGCAGAATATCCATTCAACCAAGCAAGAGTTGAAAGAATCCGCAACTGTCTATGACCAATAATATCCTTTGCAACAAGAATAAAATGGTAATGAGTATCACTAGGACGTTCATCAACCAAATAAATCTCATTACCAAGCATAACTTTAAAGTCTGGATATTTTTCTTTAATCTCTTGAGCATATTGATTCGCTTTAACATGACCGCTTAATGCTTCGTGGTCAGTTAGAGCAATACCAGAAAGACCCAACTCAATAGCTCTATCAATCAAATCTTTAGGCTTTGGTAGCGCATCACGCAATCTTAAATTTGAATAACGAGAGTGATTATGAATATCA